ATGAACATCCCAGTTATTAACTTTACACCCTCAAAAGGAAATGATAAACATGCAAGGGTAAACGCCGTTGCACCTCTTTTTGAGTCTGGAATGATATGGGCGCCAGATCAGAAATTTGCAGAGGAGGTGGTCGAGGAATGTGCAGCATTCCCTAACGGTGATCACGACGACCTTGTGGACTCTACAACACAAGCTATCATGCGCTTCAGGCAGGGCGGATTGATCGGTCACCCTGAAGATTACATTGACGAACCCAAAGACCCAAAACCAAGGACGTATTATTAATGCCAATAAATAAAATAAAAGGTGTCGGAGCAGCAATCAAAGGTTTCGGTAAAGCCGTTAAATCTTTTCAAGATAAAAGAATAGCTGCGATGAACAGAAAAATCAAAACAACAGGAGCACAACCCTATATCGAAGAGTATGGAAACGTTATCTCCTCCAAAGCTAAAAATAAAAAACAATACAAAGCAGAACAAAAAGCTAAGAGAGAAGAGAGTATGAAAAACTACAAAGGACTTCCAAAACCATAATGTATAGTAAAATTAAACAGTTTTTAGATGCAGCCCCTAAAACTTTGAAGAGTGCAAATGAGATTTATAATTTTGCTAGAAATGCATACAAAAAAGCCATGGGTTTTTTTCCCGATGGTATAGATGATATTTTTCTAAAAAGAGGTTCTGCAGAAATGCAGGATGTAAGAAACAAAGTTGTTAAGTTTCCTGAGGGTGGCAAAGACAAAACAGATTTCTTTTCAACAAGACCAGATCCCAGAGTAAAACAACCCGAAGGTGCTAAAATGGATGTTCAACGAGCGCATGAAAATTTAGCTGGTGGATCAAACTATGCACAAGGCGATACAAAATACAACGCGGATGTTTTAGCAGATGAGATCGCTAGACAAAGAAAACTCATACCTGATGATGGTATAGCAGATAGTAGTGATTTAGATTTTAAAACAAAAACAGATTTATACGACGAAGCATATTCATATTTAACTGGACTTAGAATGTTGAATAGAAAACCAAAACAAGGCGGGCTCATGTCTACGATTGAAGGTGAAACAAAAATGAGGTCACCTGAAGAGATTATGGAGTTTTTAATGAAAGGTGGTAAAGGTGCAGACACAAATATTGGTAAAGCACCAAAGACTACAAAAACAAAACCCGATGTAGATCCTGTGCTACAACAGTCGGAAGATCAGAAACAAATGTTTTTAGATTTTGGAAAGAGAACAGAAACAGAAGCAGAGACGATAGCTAGAATGAATAAACAAAACAAAGACGCTGTTAAAAGACTTAAAGAGAAAAAAGAAAAAGATCTTGGTGATAAATTAAAAGACTTTGACGGTGATCCAGATGCTATGGCACAAGGTGGCCGTATCGGTTTTTCTGGTGGCGGCGCAGGATTCGCTGGTAATCAAATGGAAGGTGATCAATACACAATGGGTCAACAGATACCTGGAAGCCCACAAGTTCCTATGGGTCAGTTTGGTTCTGTTAATGTAGGAATCTTTGGTGGCGGTGGTTATAGTAAAAATCAAATTGTACCTGGTGTCGATATGGCAACTACAAATCAAAATTATGGAATTACTGGACAGATACCTATAGGCAACACAGGATTTACTATTGGTGGTGATTATATGAAATCAAGAGCGAACGAAAGATTTACCGGAGAAGCTATACCTGGACAAACTTTTAAAAATGTACCATCAGATAGTGATAGATTTAATGTAGGTATAAATTTTAGAAAACAATTTAAAGATGGTAGCAAACCACCAAACCCTGGTCGAAGAAACTTTATGAAAATGATGGCCGGTCTAGCATCATTACCTGTGGTAGGTAAATTATTTAAAGGTGCCAAGGTTGCAGATAAAGTTGTGCAACTAAAAAATACTACAACAACAATGCCTGCATGGTTTCCTAAATTTGTAGACAGATTTATATCTAAAGGCGTTGGTAGAAAAGTAGATCAAGATCTTATGCAATATGAAACAAAAGATTTACCAGGTGTTAAACTAGAAGTTAAAACTGATGGTAAGATTAGAGTTGAAGGTCAAAATGCTTACAATGAACCTTATGTTATAGACTATGAACCGCCAGGATATGAAGTTGTTGATTATTCAACAGGTAAAGCTGTAAAAACAAAAGGAGAGTTTGCAGCTGCTGACACTCAATACTTTAGAACAGGAGATCCAAGAGAGATGGATTATGATGTTGACTACAATAAAGTAAAAGACTTAGACGATCTTTTAGGTGGTAATTCTACAAAGTTAGAAGGTTTTGCAAAAGGCACTAATAAAGAAAAATATACAAAAGGGCAAAGAGCAGTAGACGAAGCAGATTCTAGAGCAGACGTTTATGAAGGCCCTGACGTAGACATGAGTGACTATGAAGATTTTGCTAAAGGCGGTCTAGCCTACATGCTAGGAGAATAATGAAGATTGCAGAATACAAACAGATGATGGAGTATCTGACTCGTCCTGGTTTTAACGGAGGTGGATCGGTTAGAAACAAAACTGTTCTGCCAAAAAAGAAACCTGAAGAAGAAGTTAAGAAAAGAAAAATAAAAAACTTTGAGAAAGCAAAACCTGCACTAGAAAATCCGAAAGAAGTTAAGGAGATGATTGACAAACCAAAAAGAGGTTTGGTCGATGAACCAGGAAGCTATGCTGGTAAAGATGATCAAGCTCAAAAATTTGCCATGAGAGAGGTAAAAAAATATATTAATTCTCTTCCTAAAGGAACTTTAGTTACAAAAGATTTAATAGAAAAATTTTATAAAGATAATAATCTTACGGGAAGTAAAAATTTTCAACATATCTTAAATAAAGTTAGGGGAAGTAAAGACATTAAATCAGGTATTAAATTTGAAGAGTCGAAAAAAGTCACTACCAGAAGAAGAGAATTTGATGATTTAGGTGTTAAGTTAAAGAAGGTAAACCCAGAAGAACCATTTCAATTTATGGGTAAAAAAGATGATATCACAGGCATTACCGACAAAAGATTTCAGAGAGAATTTAAATTAACTAAGAATGGTCAAAACTTTTTAGATAACTTTAATGCTTTAATAGACGCCTACGATGGTTCTTTTAAATTTACTCCAGATAGATTATCCATAGCTGTTAAAGCTGCAGGAGGTAATCCTAAATATAGAAATCAATTAAAATCAAAAATCGGAAGACCAAAAGGCCCAATATTAGGGAAATTAAAATTTGCAAAAGAAAATCCAGAAAAAATAAAAAACTATATAAAAAACGTTATCTTAAATCCAGAAACTAAATGGCAAGAGTTAGAGGGGGGTTCTCTAAATAAACATTTAGCCATAAAATTTGATGCTACTAATAGATATATTGATAAAGTACTTTCAACAGTTGAAAGTCCTGACCCAGAAATACCTCAACTTATTAAAGAAAACAAAAGACTTTTTAGTTTTTTAAATAGTAATGAGTTTAGAAAAAAATTTGGCACAAAAAAATCTAGAATACAAACTATTGGTGACATTCAAGAGTTTGCAGAAATGAGACCAAAAGGTCTAGCAACCTATTCTGCAAGATCAAAAAATCCAGGAATGTTTATATTTGATTCTGCTTTTAGAGATTTTACACAAGCCAAGGATGCTCAAGATGCTGGTAAAAATATTACACCCACTGTTAAATTTATTGGTGATCCAAGAGTTCAAAATCCATCAGAGTGGAAATTTGTTTATAAAAATAAAACTTTTGGATTTAATAATGTAGAGGGAAGTTTAACAGATAGACAGATGTCAAAAAATGCTCTTCCTGAATCAGCTAGAACAATTAATGATTTAGGTACAACAACAGAAGCAGGTAAATTAAAATACGGTAAAATTTTTCCAGAAGTTTATGCCATATTTGAAGACAAGGCGGCATACGACTCCGCTACATATAAGGGAAAACAACTTGATTGGTATAGAAGAAATATTAAAGCTGATGGCACTGGTGATGAGTGGAGAAGAAAAATGCCCAGTGTTGAAATTGATCACTCTAAAGGAGTTAGAGGAAAACCTTTTACAAAACTCAGACTTTTAGATAGAGACGTAAATAGTTTAGCAGGCAGTCTTTTTAGATCTTATAACGCGGGCAACATTAACAAAAAACAATATGACGACGGTTTAAATAAAATTGGATATTTTGATGAATATAAAGGAGCTAATCAGTTTATAAATAATTCTATAAAAGAATTAGAAACTAATTCTGTAAAGATACCAAAAAAATTACCTGGTAAAGGAAGAGTTATTGATCTAGCAGGTAAAATTTTTGGTGTAGGTTTAGGTGGCACGGGAGCGGCCATAGCAGCCGATGGCACGGAAGCAACAAGCGTTTTACCAACTGCAGCAGGAGCGGGTGCAGGCGCGGCGGCTGTTGGAACAAAAACAGGTAGATCACTTTTAGGAAAAGCTTTTAGAACTTTAGGCACACCTCTTTCTGGTTTAGGTTTTGCTGCAACAAATGTTGCTAGTAAAATGGGTGAAGGTCAAAGTTTTGCAGACGCTGTGGTAGATCCCTTAACTGGTTTAGAATTATCTTTTCCTGGTTTATTTAGAGAAAACATTTCAAAGATAACAAGAAGTCCTACACTTCAAAAAATATTAGGGTTAGGTAGAGTTGGTAGAATGTTAACGCCTGTAGGATTCGGATTAGCAGCAGCTGGACAAGCACAAGATTTTTATAACCAATATCAAAATCTACAAAAAATGAAACGTGATGATCCAGAGGCTTATCAACAATTTAGAAGCACAAGAGTAGCACCAGCGTTAAGTGCTGCTGAACAAACAGCTATCGAAGACATGGGTAGATTTGGTGCAGCAGGTGGTGGTATTATGAAAATAGCCGGTAAATCATCAGGCCCAGCACCAGAATCAGGACCTACTCCACAGGGCTTGGATTTTTTAATGAAACGTGGTAGATAATTACAGGAGTTTAAATGGCAGATATAGATAAAGGACTTCCTAACACTCGTACCGAGGTTAAAGTTCCGGGCGAAGAGGTCGAGATAAAGGAAGAGATTAAAGAACAACAACCCGTTGAAGTTACACCCGAAGAAGACGGTGGTGCAACGATTGACTTTGAACCAGGTGCAATTAACATACCTGGCACTGATTCTCATTTTGATAATCTTTCAGATATTTTACCTGACGATGTTTTAGAACCCTTAGGTTCAGAATTAAAAACAAATTACATGGACTACAAGATGTCCAGAAAAGATTGGGAAAAATCTTACACAGATGGACTTGACCTATTAGGATTTAAATACGAAAATAGAACGGAGCCGTTTCAAGGAGCTTCAGGTGCCACGCACCCTGTGCTAGCAGAAGCTGTTACACAGTTTCAAGCTACAGCATACAAAGAGTTATTACCAAGTGACGGCCCAGTAAGAACACAAATTTTAGGTGTACCATCACCAGCGAAAGAACAACAATCGCAAAGAGTAAAAGATTTCATGAACTATCAGATCATGGATCAGATGAAAGAGTATGAGCCAGAGTTTGATTCTATGTTATTTCATTTACCTTTAGCAGGATCTACATTTAAAAAAATTTATTATGATTCAATGATGGGTAGAGCAGTATCTAAGTTTGTACCTGCTGATGATTTAATCGTACCTTACACAGCAAATAGTTTAGATGATGCAGATGCAATCATACACGTTATTAAAATATCTGAAAACGATTTAAGAAAACAACAAGTTGCAGGGTTTTACTCTGATGTAGAACTTAACCCACCAGGCACAGTTGTTAATGATGAAGTTTCAAAAAAAGAAAAAGAATTAGAAGGCACTAAAAAATCTGGAAAACCAATCCCTATGTATACTCTTCTTGAGTGTCATGTGGATCTAGATTTAGAAGGCTTCGAAGACATTGGTCCAGACGGCGAGCCGACTGGTATCAAGCTACCCTACATCGTAAC